TAGGTACACTGTACCATTAAGGCGTACATCCCATTCTAATGTATCACCTACATGCCAGTCTAATGTTTCTAGCAATTCATCTGGTAGTTCCAGATACATCTCACCTTGATCGTCTGAGATTATGTTAGCTATCATACTTACTACACACCTGTCTTGTCATACTCTAAGTTCATGGCCTTGTTTTGCCAATATCTCAAGTCTTTCTTCAGATACACTATTGCTTCAGCTAACGTAGGTTCTTTGTCGAACTGGAAATATACGTTTAAACCGTCTATCTTTAATACAGCATCCTGTTCTGCATAGTCTATATCAGTGATAACGTACTCTTCTGCTTCAAAGTCCATAACTACACCTATTTACACCCACTTTAATGCGCCATATTCGGTACACTAACCACACTTTTATGCGTTAATGAGCCGAATATAGCACCTTATCGGCTCACGTACTTAGTAAGTTCCGTTGTCTCTCTTCTGCAATGCTTGCCATGACTTAGGGAAAGCAGGGAAGATTGCATCCTTCAGTAGTGATGCGAACACCTTAGCTTCCTCTTGTGCACCTTCACCACTGCGTAGATTGTACACATGGTAGAAGGCTAGCAAGTTACCAGACCAGATGAAGTTAACCATCATAGACTGAGGTAACACCATTCGTGCCATCTCAGGTGCAACACCTTCATCCAACAAGTCATCGTAGTATTCCAATGCTTTCTTCAAGTACATCTCGTACTCACGACTGAGCTTAGGGGAGAAGTGATGGTGTCCACCACTACCCTGCTTAATGCTAGCATCAGGGCGCTTACGCCAACCACTCGGCTTGTAGAAGTCAGGAGCATAGTCTATGTAACGTCTACTCTCTTCGTTCCATGTGAGGCCAGCTTGATGCTTCATCAACTGACGGGCAAGGAATAGAGGCACAGAGCAACGGAGCTGAATAAAGTTATGTCGAAACGGAGTATCGTGACGATGTTTAGCAAGGTAGTTTATTAATCCCGCATCTTTGGTATCCAGACTACTACTTTCTTTGTTAAAAGAAACTCGTGCAGAGTTGACGACACTAAGGTCGCCCCCTGCTGAATCTACTAATTCGACTAACATTTCAGGCTCGAATCTCCATAGCAGTATATTCATCGAATAAGTCTTTCACTTCCATAGCGGAGAACACAATGATCTGTGCAGTAGCCCAGTCTTCGTTAGCATCCTCACCACGTACTTCTACTTTGTATCCGTTGTCATACTTAGTAACTTCGAATACGTCATCCACTTTGGTTAGCTTATCACTCAGCTTCATCTGCTTTACCCTCACTGTTAATCGTTACATCCCAACCCAGCCCCCACGTTTCGTTAAACGCTTTATACCCCATGTTGATGAGGCGGTCTTTGCAATACCAGTTTAGTTTGTACAAGTCAGTCAGCGTCTTGCACTCTCCCAACTCATCGTAGTAGTGGTCTACAAGATCAAGTAGATCCTTCTTCAATTCATCTTTGTTCATGCTGCATTCTCCTTTACGAATACGCCATTAACCATCTTACCCTTGCGAGCATTGATGATGTTGTATGCATCACGCAGACAGTCAGCTGCGCTCAGCCCATGTAACTCTGCTAGGATGATTAGCACAACCTGCATGTCACCAATAGCGTCAGCTATTTCGTGAATGTTTTTTAGGTCTTGTGCCTCTAGTAGTTCTTGCAGTTCTTCCTTTAACTTTTCTGTTTGACCAGACACTGTACCATGCTTTAAGATGCCACGGTTGTCTGCCCAACGTAGTATGAGTTCTTCCATTGTGTCCATTTACTTCCTCTGTTTCTCGTAGGTCTATGTGCTCGTGTCTGTGGCAGTTAGGACAAAGCATTACACACTTCTCCGCCTCTGCTAGTACACGTTCCCATGAAGCACTGGCTATAAGCCTGCCAATGTTCTCTTCCTTATCATCAGGAATGATGTGATGGAAGTCAAAGAAGCCGACACGAAAGCTTTCGTATCCGCAATGCTGACACTTATTATCATAGAGTTTGTATAACTCCAGAGTTCTCTGTATCCTTTTTGCCCTACGCTTCTCTGACTTCAAACCGTTACCCGTGGCAGCTCAAACACTCATCGCTGTCTTGTAGTGCAACACGTTCCACTGCCAATCCAACCTTGTCTGCTTGCACATTACTAGATGTACGCAAGTAGTACAACCCCTTAAGCTTATCCTTAAAGGCTTTCAGGTGTACGGAGTTTACGTAACTCTTCGGGCTACCAGATGGGAAGAACAAGTTAACACTCTGCCCCTGACAAATCATAGGTTGTCTGTCAGCTGCATGTTCCACTACCCAATGCTGGTCAATTTCAAACGCTGTCTTAAACACCCACTTGTCATTCTCGTCTAGAAAATCCAAGTGCTGTACGCTCCCTTCATTTGCGATAATGGAATCCCACACTGCTTTGGTGTTTTGTCCAAGTCTGTCAAGCAACTGTTCAAGGTAGGGGTTCTTGATGAGGTGTGCCCCTGCTCTTGTACGGTGGGTGAAGGCGTTGGATTTGAGTGGCTCGATTGATGCAGTACATCCACAAATAATACTGCTGTTAGCATTAGGAGCAATAGCAAGCAAATGAGAATTACGCTTGCCACTGCCAACCATATCAGGTGCTTCACCATACTGTTCTCCCAATCTGTACGTAGCTTCTTCTGCCTGACGCTTAATCAAACTGAACATACGCATGTTTGTACTCTTAGCTAGCACACCTTCCCATGCCAGCCCCTTACTCTGTAGGTAGCCGTGGAAACCCATAGCACCCAAGCCGATGGAACGTTCTTGCTCTGCACTGAATCGTGCCTTCTCAATGTCGTCTGGCGCATTCTCAATGAACACATCCAATACATTGTCTAGCAAACGTACTAAGTCAGCCACCATCTCTGTGTCCTTCCACTCGTCAAACTTCTCAAGGTTAACGGACGACAGACAGCATACAGCAGTACGCTCGTTGCTAGTGGGTAGGTGTATTTCGTTACACAGGTTAGAGCCGTGTATCTTCAAGCCCAAGTCTTTCTGCTCTTGTGGCAAGTGACGGTTAGCTTCGTCAATGAAGTTTAAGTATGGCGAGCCAGTACGAAAGCGAGCTTCTAGTAGACGTTGCCATAGGTCACGTGCCATTACGGTGTCACGGATAGCACCGTTGTGTGGGTCACGTAGGTTCCATGCCTCTCCGTTAACTACAGCTTCCATGAAGGCATCTGTAATGTTCACAGCATTGAATAGGTTGAAGCACTTACGGTTAGCATCACCACCAGTAGGTAGCTTGAAGTTCATAAACTCCACGATGTCTGGATGGCTTATGTCTAAGTAAGCGGCATAACTGCCCTTGCGTGTCTTACCCTGTTTGTACGCAGTCATCTGACTGTCCACTACTTTCATGAATGGGATAGGGCCGGGGGCTTTATCACTGATGCCACGTACAGCATCCCAATGTCCACCAACACCACCACCTTTCACAGATAGCCATGCCACTTCTGCATTATGAGCAATGAGACTGTCAAGGCTGTCGTCCACGTAAGTAAGAAAACATGATATGGGCAAACCCTTAACCTCTTCACCAGCAGCAGGAGCATTGCTAAGTACAGGGCTACTGTACATAAACCACCTATTGCTAGCGTAGTTATAAATTCGTTGTGCAAACTCTACATCTCCTTTGCTGTAAGCTACAGCGGCACGTGCGAACGCTAGCTGTGGGCTGTGCTCATCTTCTCGCATGTAATAATCTTTGAGTAGGGTACGTGCTTGCTCACTCAACTCGTTGTCTTTTTCAAAATCTACTTCAATTCCAGCGTACTGCGTCACTGTCATAATCCTCCGATACTAACGTCCAACTCTACAATAGTTCCTTCTGGTAACAAATCCAAAAGGGCATGACGTTGTACCATCTCAATAGCCTGTGTCAACTCTTCTTCGTCTAGAAGAGATGGTGGAACACACTCTTCGTCTACTTCCACCAATACCTTAATGTCAATCTCTACGTTATCTAGCATCGTTAACCTGCTTGTATAGATGAGTTAGAGTATCTTGCATGTCCATCAACTGGACACGTTCATCCTGTGACAGTTCCTCCTCTCCCATCTGTACAGCACGTAACATATCCCGTGTGAAGTTTAGCAACGGGCGAATCTTATCCGGCTTAACGAACACTTTTACTTTCTTAGATTCTGTCACCAGTTTATCCCCTTAGTCTTTTCCATCTGCTCAATCATCTTATCCAGATACCAACGTGCTTTCTTGGCATCCTGAATAGGATTATCCTTATTCCATAATCGACTACCAAGATACTTTAATATGTTTCCGTGGCAGTAGAATACAGCTTCGTAGTCTCCAAGCACATCTACAATGTAATCAATTGTTTCTATCTGACCTGCATTGTAGTGCTCTGGTTTCTCGACAGGGTCATACTCAACATGCACCATGCTGTCAACTAAATCTTCTTCTTTGAACATCATGCGCTCCCTTTAGTTGGTGTATCAAATGATAGGTGGTAGACATTACCATCTTTACTGTACGTAGTTTCTGCTTCTTCTTGTTCATCTTCTCCGAACAGAATGTCGTCCACTACTTCAGGCATAGTCTCGTCTAAGTAATCCATTAGGCTGTCGTATACATGATCGTCTTGCTGAGATACAGGTAGTGCTGCTGCCATCATGCTGACGATGGACATAAGCTGTGCTCGTTGCATACGATTGAGTGTACCCTCTTCGTCAAACACTCCTGCCAACCCAATGCTAACTGTCCCATCCCACGACCCATCCTCTCGTTTAACTGGGCGGATACGGATGAGAGCGTCATCGGATTCAAACATATCTTCTATACTTTGCTCACTCATTTTCTAGCCTTCCTTTCTTCTGCTGTTTTCTTCTTGTGACATTCGGTGCATAGCACTTGCATATTGTCTGCCTCACAGAACAAAGTCTCTACAAACCGTGGCAGATCAGCGTAGGTTTTAAGAGAGCCACAAGGGTTGATGTGATCTACATGTACTTCTTTACTCTTGTACCACTTCTTACATGTAGCACATTTGTATTCGTACCTATGGCGTTTACCAGTGACAGTCTTCTCTGCTGCTTTCTTAACTTGAAAGCGTACTGGATAACGTGAAAAGGCCGCACGTAGTGCAGCCCTTATGAATTGGAAGTATCGTGCTTCAGTCCAAGTGTTTCCCGCTCGGCACTTAACACCACGTCCTGCTGTTGGCTTTGTAGCTGTGCTACTCTTTCTCTTCGTTGACATACGTATACCATACTAGTGGAGGCTCTTTCGCCTTAGATGGTATAGATGGTAACAGTTTTGCATCAGGCCAGCAACTCTCTTTGTAACGACACCAACCACATTCGCCATTGAGTTTGCGATTGCCAGTTGGCTTGCCACGGAAAGTCTCTGCCTCATCTTCGAAGCATCGTTCAAACTTGTTAGCTTTCAAGTCGTCTGCTTTCTTAACAACATCTTGTTCGTATAGATCAATCGTTGTCTGTCGCTTAAGGCCATCGGCTTGTACGTATTTGAACTCACCGTTGCCTTTGTTCACAACCCACCAGCCACCTGCGGGTATGCCTAGTGCTTTGCTGTATCCTACAAGCTGACCTACGTAGCCAAAGCTATCGTGCTCAGCGAGAGTGTCGTAGTCTGCAAACTTGTTGTTGTAGGACCACGGGCTAGCACTCTTGATGTCGTCCACCTTGCCATCGATTACGATGTCGTGTGTGCCTTCGACTGTATGCTCACCGAACTGGGCTGAGCATTTGTGTCCATCAGAGAAGTCTACACCTGCTGCTTTGAGGATACCTTTGAAGGCAGCTTCTACAATATCTCCAATCAGCATGTTCATAATGAACGTAGACGGTAGTGGCTCCGCCAACTCTGGATGATTCTTTTCGTACCACAACTGACAATACGGGCGACCAATGTTAGACATACGGAAGGAGAAGGTTCGCTTTGAACCCTCGCCAAACTGCTTGTCTAATGCCTCAGCAACGTCAGAGACTACTTTCTCCAACGCTGCTTCGGTCATAGCCGCATCGCCATTGCGTACATCAGTTAGGAACTTGTGTACTTTAAGCTCTGCGGGATGGTTCATTATGCTACCTCGTCACCAATTTCTACATCGATGAAGTCTTCTACTAGAGAGGCATCTTCCGCAGACGCAGTCTGCACATGCTTCTCAGTGAAGGCGTTTGTGATGTAGTCGTTGTAACCCTCAACCCATTCTAGGAATGCACGGAAGGTTTCTTCGTCAGCATTGTCTAGAGGAGACTGAGTGCGATCCAACTCTGCTAGTGGCAGGTAGAAGCACGAGCCGTTAGGCAGCTCACGTTCTTCTGTAGTTAGATCGAAGGTGTGCTGCGGAGGTAGCGAACGTAGCTTAGCAATGCTATTGAATACACCGCCAAGAGTTTTGAACGCATCCTTGTTGTCCACTTCCCAGATGACTGGGGTAGGTGCAACTTCCACACTCTCACCGTTTGCATCTACTGCATTGTGTAGTTCTACGATACCGAAGATTACACGTACACGTTTGATGCTACGGATAAGAGACTTCATGTCTTCTGACAGGGCGCTGAAGTCTTCAATGTAACCCGCAGGTTTACCGCAGTTAAAGCCACCGTTGTTATCTTTAAGATCTGAATTAAGATCGTTAGCCATAACAGTTTTGTAGTAGGTAGATTCAGCAGACAAGTAACGCTTGTACATAAAGCGTTGCATGAATGGACGGAACGTCACCTTCGGTGCATACACCATAGTGCCGTCTGTTTCTAGGCGGTACATACCACCCTCAACAACTTCCATCTTCTTCTTCTTACCTTTCACTTCCACTTCCCCCATGATTGGCGAGTGCCAGATACGGAAACGTGCAAGTGTAGATGATTTAGATTCTTTGGCAGGGGCAGACATACCCATAGCTTTAGCTAGTTCTGCAAAGTTGCCATTGTTCAGTGCGATTTCGTTAGACATATTGTTACCTCATTGGTTTTGAATTGTGTACCACACATGCAGGGTACGATGTGTGTGCTCCCCTCGGTCATCGATCCCTCTCTACTTGAATTAATGTAAGAGGAGAGCACGGGGTTAATGTAGCACTAAACGTCTTGCTGTTCAAGCCAGTTGTCACCAAGCTTAGCTTCAAGCAGCAGTGGTACGTTAATGTCTACATTGAACCACGCTTTCACGTGGTCGTTTAGGTTGTCGTTAAGATCAGAAACAATCTTGCAGACTTCATCCACCTCATCTGGGTGAATGTCTATGACAACAGAATCGTGGACAGAGTTCACAATCATGCTGTGCATATTCTTAAGTGCGTCATCAATAGCCATGAGACACACAGGTACAACGTCTGCTGTAGCAAACGACTGCACAGGATAGTTCTTTATAGCAGTGAAGTTAGTAACGGTGCCATCACGCCTACGCTTAGTACCCGGAAAAGCAAACTCTCTACCGCTTGGTGTCGTAATCTTTCCTTCCGATAGTGCTTGCTGAGCGAGTCGTCTATGCCATGCTGCGATGCCACGATACTTCTGAGTAAACTGCTTGTAGTACGCAGCTTCGGCTGGCGTTCTGCCAAACCCTGTAGCCCCGTATAGCGGGGCGAACGTATGCATCTTGGCGTTTTGCCGTGACGTTTCCTGTCCTGCTTCCGTGATAACCTTAGCGGTGTAGCTGTGTACATCGAAGCCATTGAGCACCTCCTCTATAGCTGTCTCGTCTTGCGATAGGAATGCAGCACCACGGAACTCAAGCTGAGCAAAGTCTGCTTCCATAATCTTGCCACCTTCCCAACGTGACACAAACACTTTCTTAACTGGGAACGTACCACCACGTGGCATGTTCTGCATGTTAGGGTCACGACCTGAGAAGCGTCCAGTTGCAGTGATGTGTTGCGTCAGTCTTACGTGTAGCAATCCGTCAGGCTTAACAAAGGCACGGATACCCTCTACGAATGACGACAGATACACTTCCACCGCAGACAATCTACGCAGGTTTCGTAAGAATTCTTCGGCTTCTTCCATACCTTTGGAGTGGGCGACACCTTCGAGCGTTTCAAGGACAGTCTTACCTGTACTGAAACCACTGGCACTCGCCCACTTTGCAGAGGGTGCTGTGAATTTGAGTCCGGCAACCTTGCCTGTGGATACATATTTGAACCCAGAGGCATCACACTCTTTGCATTTGTTTGGGTTCTTGTAGTTGCTCCCGTCTTTCTTTTTCTTGAATACATAACCACTACCTTTACATGCCTTACACTTCTCGGCACGTGTCTTGTACACGAGGTCGCTATTACTCTTAGCTAGTCGTCTAAATTCTTTGTCATCCATGAAGGCATTGAACAAGTCTGCCCACACTGTCTTATCCTTTGGCTTGCGACTGAACACAACCCATGACATCTGCTCTGGTGAGTTTAGATTGATAGGTGTATCGCCCATCAACTCCCTTACCATGCTACCAATACTATCCTGTAGCTGTGTCCGCTCCTCCTCAAACTGTTCACGTACAGATTCGAGAGCTTCCATATCGACCTTGATACCACGTGTGTAAATCTTAGACAGCGTTACACATGTAGCATTGGTCATCTCTACAATCGTAGCAAGCCCCTTCTCCTTACTCTCTAGCTTATGCTGTTGCTGTACATATAGGGCACGAGTAGTGAGTAGGTCGTAGCGTAGGTACATGTCCAACTCTGCATGAGGTATCTCGTCTACGCCATACCCTTTGCTTAAGTAGTCTTTGAGTGTGTCTTGTTTCTGGTAGTCCAGTTCGTAGCGTTCCGCCACTGCATCCAAAGACAACAGCAACTGCTTGCCCTCGGCATCGAACTTCTGACCACGCATAAACACATACTCACACAGCATTGTGTCGAACACCTTGCCGTCATACTTAAACCCACTCTCCCATATCCATGCTAAGTCATGGGAGATGTTGTGACCAACCAGTACAGTTGTCTCGTCAAGGACAGCTTGTACTTCTTCAAACCCGTTAGGGTCTGTCTTGTCAGTCTCTGTGTGCTCGAAGGTGTACGTAGCACACTCCCCTTCAAGCGGTAGCACACCAACCTGTACCAACGCATTGGTTGGTTCATACGGATCGAAGTGCTTCTTGCCGTCACGTTTAGTGACAGTATTCTCTACGTCTAGAATCGTTATCATAGCCACACCTGCTTCGTTAACGAAAGTGGAATCTGGAAGAAGTATTCACCTTTAGCTATACGCCTGTTGGGTACTTCGACTGGCTCCAGATGGTTAATTTGTGTAGACCAGAAGATCATTGCGCTATCCCATTCGTTATTCCAAATGAAGAATAGAGTACGTTCATCGAAGAACTTCTTCTTCCTCTCTGGTAACTGTACGGATTGGAACGGGAACCTCTCCCCTTTCCACAGCGACTTCTGTTCACACTCTACTAAGAACTTCTTACCTGTCCTACGGCATGTAGCCACAAGGTCTTGTGCATAGGGGTTGGGATGTGGATTCACATCATACCCTAAGTCATCTAGGTAAGAGGTTGTCTCTTCTCTAGCACGAGCGTCCGCTCTGTTGAACGCTTCGTGACTAAACGTTGCATGCTTATGATTCATAACGTCCGAGCACCGCATTAATCATGCAGACAACCATACCGTGCCAACCAGTAAGCTTGTTCTTCACGATGTTTATGTAACGTTGTGGACTCTCCTCGTCCATACCATCGGTAATAGCATCCTTACCTATCAACACCATTAGGTCTGCTTCAGCAGCCTTGCCTGTCTTACTACCATTCATCATGGCTTGGTTGAGAGTGGCCTTGCCCTCTGCTTCAGCGGATAGCTGTGACATGTAGAACACAGCACAGTTGTACTGCTTACCAATGACACGAGCATAGACAGAGGCAGCAGACAGTGCTTGGTCTTCACGAGCAAACCCTGCATGAGTAGCAAACTTATCACCCATATCTAGGATGAGGATGTCAGGCTCCATACTCTTAGCTACAGATTCTACCCATGCCATGTCACGACCAGAGCTATCTTTGATGTAGATGTTGTCCTTGATGGCAGAGTATTTCTTCTCAGCAGTGACACGGTCATTACGAATCTCACGTAGCGTCATGCCAGTAGCAGCTGTAAGGTAGCGAGCAGCTACACGGTGAGCAGCTTCTTCGTTACATAGGATGACACACTTAGCACCCTGATGAGCGAAGCCACCCGGCCCTGCAATCAACGATGCATGGAAGGATGTCTTACCTGTATTAGGTCGAGCACCTACGAAGATTAAGTGTCCGCCATTACAACCATCAACCTTAGAGGCTAGCGTTGGTATGTTGAACTTCCATCTACTCTCTAGGTCGTTAGCTTCTAGCAGACTGTCGATGTCAATGCTGTCCCACTCTACGTTAAGTGTAGGAGTGAAGTCATCGTTGTACTTCTCCATAACTCTACGTACAGCTTCCATGCTAGACGTAGTGCCGTTCACTATATCGAAGCCGATGTTAGCCAACTCTTCCCCTACGTATTGTTGGAACATCTTCGACAGCACTTCCTGTGCTACGTCAGACCCCATCTCTGGCTCACGCTCAATCTTATCGAACATCATCTTGAACTCGTTCTTCTGGGATGACGTAAGGGTAGGGTTGTTAGCCATGAACAAACCTTCAAGTTCGCTAATCGTTAAGTCACGATGGTAGCGATCCATTGCCTTGTCCAACTCCAACTTAATCTTCTGTGCAGGTTTGCTAAAGATTTTAGTGGGGCACTTGGTTCCACGGTGGTCATCGTAAAACTCTTTGTTGAGCAGTGCTTTTAGTATGGATGTTTCCATTACTTACTCTCCGTTTCAGTGCGCTTCTGTCGCATTTCAAAGAAGCCGTTATATTCTGGATTATCCTGCATGAACTTCAATGCATAGTTAGGAACCCAGTTATTATTAATCTTAAACGATGCACTCTTCTCTGTTACCAGAGTTTCCCAACGCATACGTTCAAAGATGGCACGAGCAGAGAAGCGAGGTCTGTACCTTGCAGCTTCTAGTGCAAAGCGTTCAAACATCTTATACATCTGGGGGTTTTCATCTAAGTGTTTTTGGAATTCTTCATTGGACATAAACATATATGTTACCTCTCACTCATTACTTGTAAGTTTTCTAAGTCAGTCACAATACGATACTTTAAATCGTCTTGTGAGTTAAACGCAAACACTTTACCTAGCTTAGCTCGTAAGTCTTTAGCTAGTGACAGTGCTTTGCTACGTGCATCAGGATCAAGGGCGATGATTACGGAATCAAACTCTGCAAGATACGGAATGTATTCATCCAGTACGTTTGTACCTAGCAATGCTACGCCAGTACATCCGCTCACTTCACCTGCTACCACAGCACTGATGCAATCTTCCACCAGTACAGCACACTTACCATTGCCGTACACATAAGGTGTATGAGCATTGGCATAGCGTAGCCACTTCGGTATGCGATTGTACATAGACCTACCTACGTAGTCCACGATTAGATTGTTATGCTTCACTGCAAAGCATATGCGATCTTGTCTTACATCGTAGTATAGGTTGTGTCTGTCCATGTCCAGTTGCCATTTGGTCAACCAATCTCTGCCAGCTTTAGTAGGTATGCGCTTAGTGAATCCATCCGGCACAGCTATAGGTTTAGGTGCTTCAACTGTATCCGATTGGATACGTTTCTTGAATGCACTAATCATCTGCGCTGTTGTCAGACTACCTTTAACAGAACCACCAGTATTACATCCTGCTTTGTAGCAGTTGTATATGACACCAGTGTCAGTGCAGGTAGCTGTGAATGTCTTCTTGCCATTACATACAGGACAGTTACCTCTGTGGGTTTCTCCGAATTGTAAGTCGAGAGACTG